AGAAACTCAAAACATCGGTGTTGTGGTTTACCGGGCTTCGGTGTAGCACTTTACCGGGCTTCGGTGTAGCACTTTACCGGGCTTCGGTGTAGCACTTTACCGGGCTATTTTTGAGCTCTGAGCGCCTCCGCTCCTTTGCTGGTAAATGTGAATATGATCTTGGTATATCCACGCTTGCCCTCTTTGATGTATTGATAGCCGGTAATGAGTCCTTTTTTCTCCCAGTGTTTCAAACACTTTGTTACCTGATCTTTGACGTTGCGTCGCTTGTTTTTGTCTTTCGTGTCCAGCGCTTTACTATCGTCGCCGCCGTCATAGCCGATAAAGCTATACAGATAGTCGAGCCTGATAGTACGTCGGTTGAGCGGTATCTCTCCGGAGTTTCTGCGTCTCGTTTCGTTGCTCATCCTGATAAGCCTGTCGTAGAGCGCCCTCTCAAGAGTCCGGTTCTGTTTCGTGAAATTGAGTCCGGGTATATTCAAGAGAGTTATATCTCTGGTATCGAGCTCGTTACCGTTGAAGATCGCCCACTCAAGCAATGGAGGCATAAAGCGCCTCTCGCTCGACATTATAATGAGATCGTCCATTAACACATTATTGAGATAAGCTCGCCCTCGCATATATGTTATCATAGGCTTGTCGAGCTCTATACTCTTGACATTGCCGCTCTTGTCTGTATGCTGGTATCTGATAGATACCGTTGCTTTGAATTTTACAAGAGCCTCTCTGATAATGCGTTTCCATTCGTCCGGTACTGTGATGTCGTCGGCGGTTGTGCCGGTTATCGCTCTGTATATCATGGAGTCCGATACCGCAAAATTACCGACGACATAATGAGATATAAGCGCCTCATGTACGAGCTTATCGTCGTCCGTTAGTCCGCTGGTAAACTTGTCGATACCTTGCCGGAGAGCCTCTTTCATCGCGTCCGAGAAATTGATAGCGCCGTGCATGTTTACCGGTAGTTTGCTTGAGTGTCGGCTTATGTCGAGCGGTACAAGTCCCGTACTAAAGCGCCCAGAGTCTAAAAAGAGCTCATCGCTAAAGAGATCGAGTATAGTTGTCCTACTCGCGAGATATGTACTCCGATAGTCGTTATCTGCGTTTTTCTCCGGTATCGTCGCGGTTATTACCGTATCGTCGTCGCTCTGGGCTACAAATGGACACCTTGCGATAGCTGAGTCGATATAGTCAAATATCCTTTGTCGATAGTCTCCGGTAGAGCCTACCTCGTTGATATGCCTCATTACATCTATTTCGCAAGTGTTCGTCAAGTGCTGGGCATTGAGCAAAAAGCCGGAGTCTGTGAGCGTCGCCGACGCGAGAAACATTCTCAAGATATTTTCATCGTCGCGCCTGTTGTAGAGATCGAGATAGGTTTTATACACTCTGTCGATAGTGTGATCTACCTCTCGAAAAGCGCTCTCCATTATCGCGTCGATACCCTGATCGCAGATAACTTGAAAGTGTTCGTCGGCTATATCCTCATAGAGATCGTGCATTTTCGCCGCCATTTCTTCGACGACTTCTTTTTGCTCGCTGATGTCGAGAGCGTCTATCCTCTTGATATAGCTTTGTTGAAGCTCTGCGAGTCTTTGCCTCTCTGCGGTAGAAAGATCGTAGAGATACACCGCTTTCACCTCTTTTCTGTGGTTTCACCGGTAACGTAAGCCGTGAGCTCATCCTCAGAGATATACCACCGTCTTATGATCTTCGTCGCGTTGATCTTGCCTTGACGTATATACCGCCTGATCGTCTCCGGAGTGCATAAGAGCCGCTCTGCGGCCTCCTCGACGGTGAAATAGTTCTTTTTCATGTAAATAAGCATTATGAGCGCCTCCTCCGGGTTTTTCTGGGCTTCGTCGGGTACTCCAATAGCGTCGAGTCGTCTATCTTGTCGAGAAACTCTCCGAGAATTTGGTCGAGCGCCTCTTTGAGTTCGAGCCGGTTCGTAAAAGCGTAATTTCTGAGCTTTTGCAAGTACGTCTTGCGAGTCTTGAAAGTCATAGTCGTAAAAGCGTCCACGTCGTCGAGATCGTCGTCGTTGTCACTCTCCGGAGCCTCTACCGGAGCCGAGATCGGCTCGCTCTGCTTGCCCTTGAGTAAAGGGTTGCCGCTCAAAATGCTCTTTTTGCTGTTATCTGCCATTGTTAGCACCTCTCTTTATTATTTCTTGAGTGAGAGCCTGATATTGTATCGAGCCCGTGCTCTTAAAAGCATAGTCGAGTATATCTTTGCCGGTAGCCGGAGCCTCGCCCAGTTTTTTACACCTGCTGAGCGTCGTTTCGTATACCTCACCGTCGAAAGCCTCTATGAGCGCCTCCCTGATCTCATTGTCGAGCTTACCGCGAGCATCGTAGAACGTCACCACGATACCGCCGACTTTGAGAGACGGGTTAAAGCTCTCCGAGACGGCCTCCACCGTCTCCCTGAGCGCCTGTACGGCCTTGAGCGGTAAATAGCTCGCCTGTACTGGTATGAGCGTCTCAGTCGCCGCCGTGAGCGCGTTGAGCGTCAATACGTTGAAGCCCGTCGGGCAGTCTATGAGGCAATAGTCGTAAGCCGTTCGGAGCTTGCCCAGAGCGTCGCGGAGTAGATAGTTATATCCCTCTCTCTGGACAAACTCCACCTCACCGGCTGAGAGCCTCATATCTGCCGGTATGATGTCGTAAGCCGTCCGGCCTTCGTGAGTCCTTATCGCCTTATTGATGTCTCCGGAGCCGTTGAGCACTTCGTAGATCGTCACGTCGTCGGCTTTGAGATCGTCGAGCCCAGTCGAGATAGAAAGATGTCCTTGAGAGTCCATGTCGATAAGTAGCACCTTGAAACCACAGAGAGAAAGCGCCGCGCCGACGTTGAGAGCCGTCGTCGTCTTTGCCGTCCCGCCTTTAGCATTGAGCACCGCGATAATACGCATTATCTCACCTCACTATTGAGCTCAGAGCTCGCCCTCGTCGAGCGAGCTCTTATGTCCGCCTCGCCTCAAGCCTCAGTCGTCGAGACTTGCGTCGTTTCCTCTAACTCTACCATAAGCTCTAAAACCTCCATAAGTATATCCTGCCTCTCTGGGCTGAGCTTGCGAAAGATGTCGAGCGCTTGCCTCGTTTCGTCGTCCAATACCATTTATAGCACCTCCATTTACTTTTTGCTCTTGCAAATTGTCTGAGATAAGCTATAATGAGTATAGCTTACCCTGTACTGTTGAGAGAGTCGCGGTAGGCGTAGGGTAGACGTTGAGAGAGAGCGTCTACCCATTTTTTAATAGCTGCTCGAAAGCCGTCAAGCGTTCGTCGATAGTGTGAGATATGCCGGTCTGCATTACCGTATCAAACATAGACGCTGAGTCTTTCGCCGCGCCTGTCCGCTCATTCCATGCCGCCGTAAGCGCTTCGAGTTGCCGCTGCTGGTCGTCGGTTAAGCGGAGCGTGAGCGTGTACTCTTTCATTATTTCACCTCCCTATTACTATATTACTGATAACTCTATAATAACGATATTATCTATAATATCGTGATATAGAGTTTTCATTATGAGCATTATAACAGAGCCTCGCTCAGTTGTCAAGCATTTAGGCGTATTAAAGCGTAAAAAGAGAGCCGCCGCTCTGGTAGCTCTCTCCTGTGGTTTCAAGCTCTCACGTCGTCGCCGGTTGTATGTTTTTCGGTTTGTTACCGGTAGCCGCCTCTTTGACGTATACAAAGAGCTCGCCGTTATAGTCGTCCTGAGTATCGAGCCGGGTTATTTCGTAAAACTCGCCGCGATACTCGATAAAGTCGTATATTTCGAGATCGGCTCGATAGTTGAGCACAAAGAGCCTCGTTTCGTGATCTCCATACTGAGCCGCTGCAAATTTCTGATCTTGTGAGAGTTGCCTCGCATACGCCCAGATCGCCGCCGCCGTGAGATACTGGTATACCTTTACTGAGTTGCCGTATTTGTCTTTTGTCGTCGTCTCTTTTATGAGCTTGACTTTCTTGTCTTTTTTGTAGTAGAGCCTCGCGTTGTTCTGCCATCGTCTGGAGCTGTCGAAAGTCGCCATAATAACACCTCGCTAATATCCTTATATCGTGTTAAGATATTCTTGATAATGCTCAGTAAGTCCGACGTAAGCGTCGAGTAGGCTTGCCGTGCCGTCTATCCTGTACTTAGCCGCCTGAGCTTTTACCGGCTGAATATTGCCGTTTACGTCCGTTTTTATCGCGGTATTTGTCAAGCACCACTTGAGAATAGGGTTATTGTTATAGTTGATCTGTTTCGCTTGCAAGTCCGCGCCCATTTTCTGCATAGGCAGCGAGAGAGTTTTCACGCCCTGATAGCATTTAACCATATTGAAGCCGTTCGACTCCATCTCTCGCACAAAGTAAGCCGCCGAGTATGGATCGTAATAGATCCACGCCGGAGTTACGTCGTATTTCTCCATCATTTCGAGAAACCACGCCGTCACATCGCTATAATTTATTTGGTTGCCGTCGCAGAGCCGGAGTAGTCCGGCCTCATACCATGCGCGATAGGGTAACTTTTCCTCGCTTATCCGCTTGTCGAAAGTCTCTCGCGGTAGCCAATACATCTGAGTCGCGTATTTGCGCTCTTGCTTATCCATAAATAGCAGAGTCGCCGCCGTGAGATCGCCGACGTGCGAGAGATCGACTCCACCAATACAGTAATACCCTTTGAAGTCGGCGAGATCGAAAGTCGCCTCGTTATTGATGTCGTCGAAAGTGAGCCACGCCGTCGATACCGTCGAGATACAATTAAAGTCTTTCGTGAGCACTCCGGTTAAGTCCTTTGGAGACTGTTTCGCCCTCTCCACTTTGGAGATAATATCGTCGAGCTTTTTTATCGAGCCGAGAGCCGGGTTAGCCTTTTGCCACATCTCCGGAGCCGTCCACTCTGCTTTGCTGTCGAGCTCATAGAGCACCGGTAAAAAGCTGTCGTCTCTGATCGTGCCGTCGCACACTCCACAAGCGTATTTATAGAGATCGTCAAAGATCGACTCTCTCACCGTTCCGGCTGTCGTGATCGTGACTAAAAGCGGTTGCCGCCTCGCGCTCTGGGCTTGCTTGAGCACTTCGTAGAGATCGCGGCTTTTGAGCGCGTGCGCTTCGTCTATGATAACGAGACTCGCGTTGAGTCCGTCGAGAGAGTCCGCATTTTTGCCCAGTGGAGCTATTTTTGAGAAACTGAGCGAGAAATAGAGATCGCTCTTTCGTTTCTTGACGACTTTTAAGAGCTCTGGGCTCTGCTTTACCATGTTCACACATTCATCATAGATAATTTTCGCCTGAGCTCGCATAGTCGCCGCTGAGTATATCTCTGCGCCGGCCTCGCCGTCTGCTATGAGACAATAGAGCGCGAGCGCCGCGAGTAAGGTTGACTTGCCGTTTTTTCTCGCCATGTAGAGCATACTCTCGCGGTATCGTCTCTCTCCTGTGGTTTCATGGACGAAACCGAAAAGAGCGCTCAGATAGGCTTTTTGAAAGAGTAAGAGCCTCACCGGCTGAGCCGCCCACTCGCCTTTACTGCTTCGACAAAACGTCTCGATAAAGCGTATCGGCCTCTCTGCTCGCCGCTCATCAAAGATATAGCCGCCTCTGGGCTTGTGTATATCCTCGCTGAGACGCTCATAGAGCCGCCGTATACGCTTGCCGACGACGACTTTACCGGAGCGCATAGCGTCGAGATATTCGTCGATATAGTTCATAGTTACGCCTCTTTCAAAAAGTCGAGTACAGCGTTACTATTTTCGGCCTCGACGCTCTTACCCATAAGATCGGCGAGCTGTCGATACATAACGCTATACCGCTGCACAAGCGAGTTATAAGCCTTGAGCGCCGGAGACTCTCTTAAAAAGTCCTGCTCGCCCTGTTGAAAGTGCTCCACCTCTCCGGCCTCGCTGATCTGAGCTCTGAGCCGTTGGAGCGTCGTCTCGATAAACTCAAGCTCAGTTATGAGCTTTTCGCCTATAATGCGCTTATCCTCCGGTATCTTTTCGAGCACCTTCTTAAAGCTCTTTTTTCTCGCCATAGTCTCACCTCTTTTCACTTGAAACCACAGAGAGAGCCCTCGCTCGCTCTATGATGTCGTCCACCTGGTCGCGCTCGCGCTGGTACTGCATCGTCGCCGCGCTGGGCTTTACCTCCACCACGTCGCCGGAGCCGTCAAAGATCGTCACGTCGTGCCGGAGCCCGTGCTCTGCATTGTGGCAAGCCTCGCAGAGCGCCTCTAAATTATCCGGGTTGAGTGCTATCTCCGGCTCGTTTACGGTAGCACCGTCGAGCCATTGTTTATGATGACATATTGTCGCCGGAGCGCCGCACCGCTCGCAGATATACGCCTGAGAGCTCATATAAGCCGCTGAGAGCCGCCTCCATGCCCTCGACTTATAAAACCACTCATTGCCGTATTTACTGGGCATTGTACGCCCTCGCTCGCGCTGAGATCGCCTTTAAGAGAGCGTCTATCGTGCGCGTGAGCGCCTGATCGTCTGCGTGATCTGAATAGTACCACAGCGTCAAGAGAAAGCCGGAGACGGTATTAACGAGCGGCTCGCTCGCCTGATCGGACTCTCTGAGTCCGGTAGTTGTTTCGATGTAAGACGGCAGCGCATCACAGAGCGCCGTTATGAGTTCGTCATTGTCGCCCTGATCGACGTGTAATACATTGCAAGCCTGAGCTAAAGTCATAAATATACCTCCTTCATAACGCAGAGCCTGAGAGCGTTATACTCTCAAGCTCTGCTTACCGATAACGCCGTTAATACGGTATTCTCGATATACTGGTATTAAGCCGTCGCCTTATACAGCTTGACGAAAGCCTCAGCGATAAGCGGCTTAGCGTCGGCGATAGCCATAGCGCGATAGTCAATAACGCCGCGCTTGAAAGACGACTCGCGAGAGCTCTCGATAGTGATACCCTCGGGCAGGTTGACGCCGTAATACTTGGAAAAATTGCCCAGATATACCACGTCGTCGGCGATATTGTCGTCAATGATAATATCCTTGCCGAGAATACGTCCCACGGTATCGCCCTGAGCGTCGGCGATAAAGATCGGCCTCTTGTTGCTGTCCACCATGCCATAAAAGACACGATAGAGAGTCGAGTTGCTCATAGCGAATTTCGCGCCGTCGCTGTATCCACGCTTGAGAAGCGCGAGAGCCGCGACAACATTCTCATAGGCAATGTCTTTCGCCGCGGCGACTTCGATAGCGTTTGCATTGTCGCCGGTAGTCGCCCATGTGATACCGCTCTCAAGTCCGGTAGCCTGCCCAGAGCCGGAGCCGTTCACGATAGCATAGTCGAGCGTCTCCATAATGCAGTCGTTGAGCTCATCAATGAGATAACTCTCGAAAGCGCCGATACTCATACGCCGCACCTTTTCGGAGATCGAGAAAACTTTCATAAGCTCATAGCCGCCGAAAGTCACCGGAGCGATAGAGACGTTCTCAGAGTCCACCGCCGCCGATTCAACGTGCCACGCCGCTTTACCGCTGGGAGTAGCGATAGGGATAGAGATACCGGTAGGCATTGCGAAAGACCTACACTCGCCCAGTAAGCCGCCCATTGCGCGAGCCTTCTTGAGCACCTCGTTGAGAGTCGTAGTAGGCAGCACCGCGCCGGAGTTGCTGGTAGTGTTGTAGGCATCCGCTCGCGTCTCAGTCGCCACATTGAAAGCGCGAGTCTCAACGTCGTTGAGTTTCTGGTTGAGCATCGTCTTGAGAAAAGCAGAGCGATACTCCGGAGACTCAAGCACCGTATCGCGCTCGAAAGTCTTACCGGCCTGATCGGAGCTCTCAAAGAGCTTGAGCGCCTTTCGAGCCTCGCTGCGGCTCTCTGCGTTAGCCTTGGCCTGAGCGATACCTTTGAGCTCGATATTGAGAGAGTCAATATCGGCCTCCGGGTTAGTGTCTATCTCCGCTTTGATCTGCTGGGCTCGCTGCTGCATCGCCTCGACGCTCTGAGCCCTGTAGTAATTGAAGCTCTCCGCTACATTCTGAAATTTCATCGTTATATACCTCGTCTTTCTCAAGCTCATTTTCGAGCTCGGTTATAAGTCGTTCGAGCTTGTTCATACGCTCGCACTGAGTATCTGGTTTATGAGTATTTTCGCCTCGCTGCGTTTCTGCTTGAAACCACAGAGAAGCCGCCGCGAGTCCCTACTCTCTGCCGAGACGTAAGTAGACTCATAAGCCGGGTATGCCGTGAGCGAGCACTCATAAACCTTTGCTATCTTTGAGATCGTGCGCGTATTCGTGTCCACGTCGTAAGAGTCGCCGCCCTCCGGTACTGTGAAAGCATAACTCATACCTCGCAGATCGCCGCGCCGTACCGCCTCGAAAGCCTCTCGCCCTGCTTCGGTATTCGGCAGCACCGCCTCGATAGTGAGCCCCTGAGCGTCAACATTGAGACTCATCGTCGCCGGAGTCCTCGCGAGCGGTATTCGGCTCGTATCGTGTCCGACTAAAAGTCTCACGTCGCGCAAGTCCGCACCGTCGAGCGCACCACGTTTAATGATCTCCGTATAAGCGCCGCCTATATCGTTGATCTGAGTCGGCGAGTCGTATACCACCGCTCGCCCGCTCAAAATAAGAGCTTTGTCGCCGTCTGCCGTCGGCTCTTTCGCTCGAATTTCTGTTACTCGAATTTCTTTCATTTCTGAAAGCCTCACTCTCTGCACAGTCGCACCGCTCGCCCACATCGAGCGCCGCGCCGCAAAACTCGCATATCTTATAGTCTGATCGTTTACGCTTCGCCGGTATCATCGTCGTTACCCTTGAGCCGGTTATCGACTCGGCCTATCTGGTACTCACTCGCGAGCGCCTGATCTATCACGTTGAGCGCCTGCATACGCCGGTCGCCGTCCGGTACACTGGGCAGCGCGAGCACCGCGAGAGCTTGGTTGATCGTGAGTAAGCCGTATGGAGCGAGCTTCGATATGAGCTCGACTTTCGTCTTATTGCTCGTAAATTGCAAGTGAGACGACTCAAACACGATAGAATTACCAAAACTCTGCTCGCGCTCGTTAAACACTTTCGCGGTAAACTCTTGCGAGAGCGCTATCGAGATCGGCTCAAGTACCGACTCATAAAACGCGCTATACTGATCTTCGGTATAGTCCGCATTTACGATAGCCTCGCATATGCCCAGATAAGAAAATATCTTTTGCCTGATCTGCTTTGTTTGCTCAGCGTCAAGCAATACCGGCTTACTTTCGAGCGGCTTAT